CCAGATATAGATTCAGGCGGTAGAAGAGTTGATACTACAAACCAACCTGCAGAGACAAGCACGTCCAAAGTAGAGCCGGTATCACCAAAATCAGAAACTAAGCCATCGGTTGAACCTACGCCTGATACATCTAAACCTAGATCACAGACTCAAATTATGCGAGATGAGCGTAATTCAAGAATAAATCAAATGAAGGAAAATGGTAAAAAGGTAAGAGATGCTGCAGAATCGCTAGGATTAGATCCAAATAAAGTTAGTGGTAAATTTGAAGGCGGGCAATTAACATCTATCATTACACAAGATAGAAAAGAAATAGATGTATCTGATAGATTAACAGATGAACAAAGAAAAAAAGTTGAAATAGCTAGACAAATGAGAAGAGTTATGAATAATGAGGCAGTTGAGCCAGGGCCAAAAGATACAAAAGGCGCAGATGTTAGTGCTGCTACTACAGAAAATAATGATTTAAATAGAGCATCTTCTGCTCAACAATCAGGTGTTCAACAACCGATTATTAGTACAAACACAGTAAATAATAATTCACAGCAAATTGTACCTATTAAATCATCACCGAGGAATGGTTCCAATACTGCAGAACGATTCCTCGATGAAAGAAGAAATTTCTAATTAATCTTCTTCTGCCAACTTAGCAAAATATGATAAAGAATCATCGTCATCATCAAAATCATTAGTTACCGGTTTAATTGGCTTAGATTGAGCTTGTGTAATTTTAGGTGAATCGGTAGTATTTTCAGATAAATCAATATCTTCAATATTTTTAGTATTATTACTAGTACCACCCAATACTAGATTCAAACGCTTTTTTAGCTCGTCATAAGATTTAAAATGTTTTGGATCCATGAAATCATTTAATGAATATTGTGAATCCCAAATTTTTTCAATATCATCGTCTGATTCTGCTACAGGGCTAGCAGAATCAAATTCAGATTTGTCATAGTTCCTGTACCCCTCAACATTTCTAATTTTTAGTTTAAAATTAGACCCTTCCCAAAAATCAAAAGGATTATTGGGCTTCTCGTCAGGGAATTGAGGTTCTGCTACATCTTTAATTTTATCAAAAATTTTCTTACCATACTTGAAAAGAAAAACCTTTCCCTCATTTTCTGGGTGCTTTGGATCGGAAACAACAAGAATATTAGAAATATAATTTAATTTACGTTTCTGTTTTCTTGCTAATTCCTTATTGGCTTCTGAACCAGAATTCCATAGTTCTGTATTATATTCAGAAACCGGATCCTGTTTTCCGATAGTAGTTAGACTGTTTTCAATATACCATTTACCAGATGGACCTTGAAAACCATGTGTAAATTGACGAACCCAAGGCAGTTCTTCTCCTTTAGGAGGGGGAAGAAAACGAATTACTGCATAACCATTCCCGGCTTTATCAACTTCTGGTTGCCAAAAACGATTATCTTCTCTGGATTCTGCTTGGGGATTTGAAATCTTTTCGACCTCTTTCATTAGAGTATCGAAACCGCCACGTGACTTGCGTAGATCTGAAAGTGATTTAAATGCCATATTTTACTCCGTATTGTTAGTGTATAAAATTGTATTTCGACTTGTCCACATAAACATAATTATACATATATTTATAATTATATCATCTTTTATTTTTGTAATTCATAGAATATTCAAAATAAAAGTCCTCTTCTTCATCTTTAATGTTGCTAGATGATCTTGCTAAATCTATTAATTTTTTCTTGTGTTTATCTAATTTATTAGATTTAAGTTTAAATTTCTTTGATTGATTGTCATCATCAATCTCATCATATTTGTATCTCTTGCCCATTTTAAAAAATTACTCTCCTTTATTTTCTTTGGGTACTTTAATATAAGGCCATGAGGATAGCCTTCTTGTTAATTCCATTTGGCTATTTGCTAACTTAACCAAATATCTTTGTGTTTCTTTTAAAGATTCAGATAAAATAGAAATATTTTCTTGCATCATAACAATATTCATTTCTAAATTATTAATTTTCTGCAATTGTAGATCCAATTCTTCGTCTAAAGATTCCATTGTAGTTTTCTTTATTTATTTTTAAAAACGGTTTATATTTTTTTATGATTCTAGAAATATTAGGCCAAATTATTTTGTCATCGAGGTCTAAATCAAATTTTTCAGTATAGTTTAATAATTTATCAAGTATAACCATTGTTTCTATACTAATATTTTTTCTTAAGTATTCTTTTATTATATATGGATGTTCATTTTTAGAAACATAGAAAAGTTGTTCAAAACTAATGTTGTTAATCTCACAAAATATAATTAAATTATCTAAATCTTTTGTAAAATTATATTGTAAAGATTCTATTCTTTTTTTCCATTCTAGATAACAATCTTTAGAATTGTTATCAAAAATACCTCCCCACCTATCGCCAGATACAAAATTCGCTACAAGAAAATCTACTACTTCTTTTTCTGAAAAGGATTTTGCAATTTTAGCAATAGAATATAGATCTTTTCGTTTTGCAAATGCCTGTTTAGATGCTTTAATTCTACCTTGATTTTTAATCACATCATAATTATCAGTCGTAAAATGTAATTTTAATGCCAGATAATATCTGTATACATCATACTGTGTCATAATCATAAGGGCAATTTGCCTCGTTTTTTCATGTAATTTTGATCTTCTGCTTCAATTTGAATTTTGTCTTTTAAAGATTGATTTACCAATGCAGCAATTGATTCGATGTCAATATCTATATCTTCACAATATTTTATAATTGCATCCATATATCCTATTTTTTCTTCTAATACTCTATTTTCAATATAAAGAGAAAACTCATTAGGAGATCTAAATCTTTTAGTTATTACTAGTCCATCTGTTATTAGAGTGTGTTCCATAATGCTCCGGGAATAAAGTATCGTCCATAAATTGTCTGAAAATTTTAGAATCTACACCGATGCTTTCCATCATTGTTGGTGTATGTTTATTTTGTTTCTGAAATTTGCAGTAGTTATTATATTCTGTAATATAATAATGCTCTGAGGACATTCCTACATTATACAGGTAATATTCTAAATTGTCTACAGTTAATTCTATTAGTTGATCTAATTCTTTTGTGGAGTTTATATTGCTTATCGCCAACATTGCTGGGCTAAAAATCTGTCTAGCCCAATCAGGAAGTTCTCTTCGTTTTTCCCAATCATATTTTTGCATTGATGATTGAAAGTGTTCATATATAAAACTTTCACCCATTTTAGAAAAATCATGAAAGGCCCCTGTTATTTTATTTGCCCCACATACAATATCAAAACCAAATATTGGCGATGGATCATTAAAATAAGGAAATATGGTCATATGCATAACCCATATTTTTTTATATTCTCTGGCATCAACTATTTCTATATGTGCTCTACGAAAAGTTTTAGATGTAAAAATATAATTTCCCCATATAAAATTTTCATTGTTTATATGATATTTTGTTTCTTGTTTATCATATACATCAAATCTAGAAATTATTTTTTTAGAAAATGGTATAACTGTATCCCACACTAAAGACATTAATTATATTCCTTAATTATCTCGATAGTAAATGCAAAAGCAAGGTTTGCTTCAAGTGCCATACTTATATTTAATTTGGATTTTAAATTAGTAATAAGTTCTTTAGTATCATTAAATTTATACATTTTTCCTGAACCTGGAACTAATTTAGCTAACATTTGCCCCCCGAACATATCCCCCATGTGATGTACATAGATATGTGACATCAATTTTGAGGAATCATCTTTAATTGCATCTATATGTTTTAGATAAGTTTCAGTAGATTTTTTTGTTTGCAAACTAAAATAAGATAGCTCTTCAATATCTTCAATAATGTACGGAGTTCTTTTTATATTTTCTATACCATCAAACAAGTTTAGTTCTGTTCCGTATTTTTCAATTCTGGAATAAAGCATATATTTTTGGAATAGAAAACTAACATATTTTTCTTTAGAGACATTACCCGCAAATATCGTTTTAATAAATGGTTGAGTTTCTGCCTCTTTATGCAATTCGGCGGTAAGTTCTTTTAATACCGACATTATATAAACTCACTTAAGTATAAATTTATAAAGTTCTTTAGCTTTACTTAAAATTTCTGAGGTTGCTGGATATGGAATAAAGCTATATTCAGGTACTTCTTTATCATCCTTAGAATTTTTAGCAGACCATACTGACATTTCAATATCTCTTTTATTAAAATAGTCTTGCTCAACCATTTCTTTTGCCATTTTAAGAACTTCAATTTTTTGTTGAATAGTCATTTCATTCATAATTTTTCCTTATAATAATAGTGGGTTATTCTGTTACGAGGAAACCCACTGAAACCCTAAGCCGTGTTTAGGCGGCTAATGCGAACTGTTCGTCGTTTGCGTTTACGTTTTTTGCTTCTTCGGCCGGGAAATCCCAACCCTACGGCTTTCACATTGCCGA